CTGTTAAGCCAATTTTCTGTTTTAGGGATAAGCTGGAAAAATCCCCGAGCGTTGCTGGACGGGTTTTGCCAATTCTTGCCGCTTGTCGATTCCAGCTCAGCAAGGCGAGCAAAATATCCAGTCGCAGTACCGCCACCAGTGCCGCCGCCGGCCCCGCTCATGTCAGGCAGCGTCATCGCCTGCCGCATTAAATCAGCAGCCTCCCTAGAGCGTTGCAGCACATAATCCGCAACCTGCATCTTGTAATCTTCGACCGAGCGCGTGTACGCCAGCTTGCGGCGTTCAATATCCTCAATCTCGCGTGCATTGGTACGCTTATAGTCTTCAACGTCACGATTCAGCTTGGCCATTGTCAGCTCAAGCCTTCTACGCGATTGCTCAATGTCGGCTTCGCCTTCTTTCCTTGTCCGCATAGATTCGCGGACATTTGTTAGCAGCTGCTGCTCAAAGCCGGTCGCCGCCGCAAATGTCTGCCGTGCGCTCAGATCGCCGCGCTCGATGCGATTTTGCGCAGCAGCACGATTATTCTCGATCTCCTTTTCTGCCGCTTGCTGCCGCAGATCAAATATCTCGCGCTCTTTTCTGTAAGAATAGTCAGCAATCTCCCTGTTAATATCAGCGCCTTCGCGTTGCAGATCGTATGCTTGCCGTTGCAGCTTGAACGCTTCGCGGTATGCAGATTGGATTTGATCTGCAATCCTGCGCGATTCTTGGATGCGGGTTGTTTCATCAGCGAATGCCTGCTGAGGTGTAAGCGGCGGCCTGTTGCCAGCAGAAGTGGCAGCAACTTGCCTACCGCGCTGCTGCGCCTGCTGTAATTGCCCTTCGGCCAGAGCGAACGGAACAACTACGCGCCCGAGAGGGGTTTTAGCAATAGCGTTTCTCGCAGAAACCAGCTGCTTGATGACTGGCAGCTCGCCAACGCCAGTGGCAGCAGCAATAACGCCGTTAATTACGTTGGTAAAGCCAACAAGCGCTGGCAGCAGTTCTGACTGCAAAGTGCCGGCGATGGCAGACCACTGATCCTGCAGTTTCTTTTGCTCAGTATTGAGCGCATTCAGTTCGCGCACGCTGCCAGCGCCCAGCCTCCTTTCGACCTCTCGCAGCACAAGCGTCTGCGCGTCATAGCCGCGACCAACAGCCTGCAACTGCTCGACTTGAAACTTCAGGCTATCGCCAACACGGAAGCCGCTTGCTTCCAGCGCGGCCATTGCATCGGTGGGGCTCTTGAGGGCGCCGGCAAGATCCTTGAGGTTCTGCACAGTGGTATCAACCGCCGAGCCAAGCGCCGTGCCGATCAGCGACAAGCCGAAGCCAAACGAGCCGCCGACCAGGCCGCCGGAGACGCCACCAGCCGCGCCACCAATCGAGGCGCCCAGGCCCTGCCCGAACAGCAGTGGGAACGCGCCACCGATGAGGCCCTCGCCCACAGCCTGCCTGAGCCCACCACGGAAGAAGCCTTGCTGCTGAGCGCCGCGCTGCTGGGCCGCCAGGTAAGCCGGCGAGCCCACCATCGTCGCAGTGCCCCGGATTGGCGATGCCGGCCCAAGGCGGCGCGTCTGGCCGGTCTGCAGTCTCGCCTGCGCCTCAAGGTAGGCGGGAGAGCCCACCATCGTCGCGGTGCCTCGGATTGGGCTGGCAAGCTGCCGCGAGCGTGCCACGCGCTCAAGCTCTTTCCTCTGAGCGTCAAAATATGCAGGCGAGCCAACAAGATCGGGCCTCCCGCGCACTGGCACGGCGGCGCCGCCCAGTCGGGCGGCCCTAGACATTTCCCTTTGCACCGCTTCGTAATAAGCAGGAGAGCCCACAAGGTCGGGCCGCCCCTTAATCGGATCTGCTGGACCGCCAGCACGCGCAGCCCGCTGCAACGCAATGGGCGAGCCAGGGATGTTGGCCGCGCCACGAATCGGGCTTGCCGCGCCGCCGATGCGAGCTTGCTTGGCGATTTCGCGCTGCTGTGCTTCAAGGTAGGCGGGAGAGCCAACAAGTAGTGCATTGCCGCGAATCGGGCTGGAAGCTCCACCTTGACGGGCCAGGCGGCTAATCCTGCGTTGCTGCTCTTCGTAGTAGGCCGGCGAGCCAACAAGATCTTTTCTGCCCGAAATGCTCTCCCTCGCGCCGCCCGCACGAATAGCACGCTGGAGTTGTTGCGCTTGCTGCTTGCGCTGCTCTTCCAGAAAGGCGGGAGAGCCAGGCAGATCCTTGCGCCCCCTCAGGCTTTCTTTCGGGCCGCCAGCACGGACAGCACGCTGGAGCTGACGCTGTTGCTCTTCGTAGTAGGCAGGCGAACCAACAAGATCTTTCCTGCCTTTGATGCTTTCCTTCGCACCGCCAGCGCGAATGGCCTTTTGTAGTTGCTGGGCCTCAAACAACGGCGATCCAGGCAGCCCAGCGGCGCCACGCAAAGCAGACTTGGGCGCATTTTTCAGCCCAGCTTTAACGCCAGCCTCCAATCTGTCAAGTATCTTTTGCGCTTGGAATGAGGCAAGTCTAAACAGCTCTTGGTCGCCGCTTTCGGCAGCGGAAGCAGCGCGATTAACAAGTTGCCGCGCTCTGCTGACTTCCCTGCGCGGGAAGGGCGGACGTGTTACGTTCGGAAATAGCAGCTCGCCGCTTGCCGGATCTCGCGCAGTTCCGCTTGCGACCTCAAACGGGCGCAGTCTGTCGCCCAGCCTTCTAGCGCCAGAAAGCCTTTCGACCCTGCTTCTGGCAAGCCTGTTCGCCTCAAGCTGCTTTTCGTTATAGCGACCAAGCGATTCAGACAGGTTGCCCAGTTCACGCGCTTGCGCTCTGGTAACTTTTACGTTTAAGTCGCCAGTCGCAGAAATGAGCTTTTTCTGCGCCGCATAGGCTTGTGTTATCTCAAATACTTTTTCAATCGTCTCCGGCGCGTTTGTGCCGCCGCCGCCGCGCCTGAAGGCTTGCAGCCTGCGCTGAAATTGCGCGTCAATACTCCCAAGCCTTATTTGCTGACCGGCAGCGCTTGCGTTTACTGTTGCCGCCTCAAGTATTTTGGCTCTTTTTTCCCGACGACTTTCAGCAATCGAAATCGCTTGCGGCAAGGCCCTTTTCTCAAGTCGCCTGCCTCGCTGTACTAAACCTCGTTGGACCAAGTATCTTCTTTCTTGAAGCGCTTGACCCAACTCAAGCTGCGCGTTTTGAGTGTCAATTTTTGCAGCCTCAAGTCTTGCGCGAGCAAGCCTTCTAGCGTTAATGTTTGGCCCAGGCAAAAACCTGCCAGAAGCGCCGCGCCTTTGCTCTACGTTGATAACGCTTTGCGCAGCCGAAAGACGCTCCTGCCTTGTGTTGACAAGATTCTGCAGCGCTTTGCCGCGCCTTGTGATGTTTCCTTGCAGCTCTTTATTGATGCCGGCCAAGGCTTGACGCAAACCCTCGGCGCGCTGCTCTGCGCTGGCGAGGTAATCGTCCAGCTGATCGAGCTGGTTTAAGCCTTGCAGGGTGAGGCGTATCCGGCCCTGATAGTCGCTCACGCCCCGCCTGCCCCGGTGTCAGTGCCCCACCCTAGCGCCTCTTGGGCGGCTGGACAGGTGAGGCACCCGGCTTCGGCATGTCGTCAGCCAAGATGTCGAAGTATGCCGCAAGCATTATGATGTCGTCTTTCGTGGCATTGCGCTTGAGCTGAGAAGGTGTCATTCCCAGCTCTTTGCACAATCCCAGACGAATCATTAACAGCGGATCACTCTTGATCGCTGCTTTGATTGCTTTTGGAATCCTGGCCCGCCAGCACGCCTCCGTTGAAGATCAGCGCTTCCATCATCGCAGTCAAGTCCGCCTTGGCGTACTCGTTGCGCATCATGGGAATGTCGGTCACGCTGAACATCTTGCTGCCATCTTCGTACTCGGCCTTGTTGACCAGCACGCGCAAGCCATAGGCATTGTTGCGCTTGTCGTTTTCGACAGCCTCGCGGATCTTTTCGTCCTCCGCTTCAGTGAGAGGTTTGAAGTACATCTCGATCACATCGCCCGTGCTCAGCGTGATCTCGGCCTTGCGGCGCTGGCGCGTCAGCTTGAGCAGATCCTTGATGTTCTTGGAGGCCATGAGGGAATCAGTGCAACAGGCGAATCATAGCACCGAATCGGCGCATGAAAAAGCGGGGCCGGAGCCCCGCCGTGTGTTTGTCTGTTGATGATCAGTAGGTTAGGCCAAACAGATGCGCGGGCTGGCCGGAGACGCGGAAGTTTACGCTGACCTCAGTTGGCGATTCGTCTTGGCTGATGCCAGTGTCAAAGCCCAGCAGGATCACAGGGAACTCGCTGTAAAGCGAGGTGGTATCATCCACGGTGGCCGGGTTGCCGGTGTTAGCCACGGCATTGAAGTACGCCTTCAGCACAGCGCCAGACTGATCATTGAACAGCGTGCCCTGGATGATGCGGTTGTTGAAGGCGGCCAGATCCTCGATCAGCCGCAGCGTCAGCGTGCCGTTACCGTCAGCAAAGCCAGACTGATACCGGCGGAACTGCGCCAGCTTGGGACCGCTGGCGCCAGCGCCAGGCTTGCAAGGGATGGACGTGGTATCTATCTCCCCGCGAGTCACAGTGAGCGTAATGTTCGGCACTTCGCACATGGCGAACGCGCTGGCGAAGCTCATTTCGATGTGGTTGCCAGCGCCAGGGGTATCAGCAGAGCCTGCACCACCGTCGCCATTGAAAGCAAGCGCGGCGCCGCCCAGCGTGGCCGAAATGGTGCAAGTAGTGGAGCTGGGGCGGGTCTTGATGTAATAGACCGTGCCGGCAGTCAGTTCGCTGTCGAGATTGGCGGTGCCTTTCTCGGTGAACACAACCGGGTCATTGACGCGAAAATCAGAATTGGCGGGGATTTTCAGGAGCGAGGTGGTCGCGGGGGCAACCGGCGCAGGGAAGTCGGTGAAGTCCAGCAGGCACGCCTGCGTGCCGGGAGGCTTCATGGTGATCATCCCGTCCTGGCCGGTCAGGACGGTGGTGTTTTGGCCGCACTGGGTGACGGGCATCAGAGCATCCGGCCCGTGGCCGGCAGTGGAGAGCTTCGGTCCATAGTCTAGGGCACTGCTGGCTATGGTGCCAAGATGGGCCTACTGCGGGCCAGGAAGGGCATCGAGAAGCGCGTGAAGTGATGGGGCCGGTCCTGTAGCTGCGCCTGCGTGGGGCCGGTCACGGGGCCGACTCGGGCGATGATCTCCTGGGTGATGGGCGGCGTAGGGGCATTGAGCGCGGAAAGCGCCTCGATGATCGGGCCGGCGATCTGCAGGCCGCGACCGGGGCCAATGTTCTTGCGCGTGAAAATCTCGCATACAACTGAACCGCGCACATTCCATTGCGCCTGCCCGCCAATCACCGGCTCTTGTATCAAGCCAAAATTGACACGGACAAAGCAGTATTCATCCAGAGCGCTAAAATCTACTGCCGATTGATTTTCAACGTAGACGGGCGCGGGAGCGGCATTGTCGATCACAATGCGCTCATAGATACCACGGATTTTCTGGAGTGGGACTGTCATTGTGGGTTGCGCGGCTTGTTGACGGGCTCAAGGAATCCAGCCTTGGCGCCTTTGTTGAAGGCAGCCCGAAAAGCACCGCCTTCCATGTAAGTAGAATACCAATCAAGCGGGGCGGTGGAGCGATGCGGCGGGCGGGCGTCATCGCCAAAACCTTGCGGCTCAATTTCGCCACGCATCCCGCCCGCTGGCCTGTAACCGTCTTCGTAAATCGGCCCCTTCGGCGGCGGCAGCCTTTTGCCTTTTGGCAGGTTCGGATATTCGTATGGCTCAAGGTCCATCGCCTGTCTTGCGTAAGGCGAAGAGTTGCCAATAAACAACTCAATTTTGCCTTTGCTTGCGGGCAGCGCAGAGGTAAAGCGCCCTCTCGCATCACGGCCTTGTGTTAGCAACTGCGGGATGTTAAACAGATTGTATCTGCCAGGTTCCCCACCAGCCTTGCCTCTTGTGCCATTTGCTGTTTCCACATACCAGTTCTGCTTAAACCGCCCGCTCCAGTTCGGGCCGATGCTTGACAAGTCATTGAGCACTTCTTTGGCGGCATTGCGCAGCGCATTGATCGCCGCCCTGCGTGCATCATCGGAAATGGCCTCGATGCCAAAACCTTTGCCAGTCTTTCTTGTAGGCCGCCTTCTCGGTGTGCGTTTTGCCATTATTCTGCCCTCGCTGTAACTTTGCTGGCGTACATATTAAACTGCCCGCCGCTGCCCGAGCCCTGCACGATAATCGCCTTACCATCAAGCGTTGTGATGATCTTCCCGTCAAGCGTTGTCAGATACACCGGGCCGCCATTGCCTTCGCCGCCACTGCCATAGGTGGGTTCAATCTTCGTGATCTTCCACCGCCGGCCCAGGTACTGCAGCCTGTCGTTTGTGCTGACCGGCCACGGGACAGTTTCATGGTCGATCCACACCTCGACCTCATGCCCCTGCTGCACCCCCTCGCGCTCGCCTTGCATCGACTTGACAACCGCGCCCGCAGCAGGAATCGTCGTCTCGGTGACAGATGCGGCGCCGGTCGTTTCGTCGTAGGCCCCAGGGGTGATGCGAATGTATGAAACAGCTTGCGAGCGAAAGCGATCAACAAGCCGCCTGGCTAGTGGTTTCGCCCATAAGTCCTGAGGGGCGCTCATTTACCCTCGCCGCAATGGAATCAGCGTTTCATTCCTTGTGTTAATCCAGCAGCCGATTAAATCAAGCAGCCACGGGTAAAGCCGTAGCACCGTAGGAGAATACGATCCTACGCGCTTGTCGATTGGCAGCACCTGCATCGCAATGGCGCCGGGATCGAAAAACTCCTGCTCCAGATCGCCCAGCTTTTCACGCTTGACCACTGGGACGGGCAGTTGATTGCCCGCGCCAAGCACAGCAGTGCTATTGCTGAACAGCACTAAGGCCAGCTCAGAGGCGGCAGCGGTGTAGTTGGCCGTCAGCTGGTTGCCGCAGCATGTCGTTTCATCCGTACACCACCGCAGCGTGCGAAGTGCGTCTTGCGATGATTTAAGCGCCCGCTCTTTTTGAGTCTGAGTTAGCGCCGCCCAGGCATCGGCCTTGAGCGTGCTCGCCATGTAGCTATCCGCGTTCGACACCGTGATCAGTGCCGGCGGCGTGCAGTTGCATGGCTGCTGGCCATCGGGCCAGTCAAAGCGATACGGGCGCCCGAGACGATGCCAGGGCCAAAAGTAGACGCTGGCCATCAGGATCAGGTGTCAGTACCGCCAATGATGCGCCAAGCCGTGCCGTTGTACCACACCATGACCTTCGCAGAGCCGCCACCATTGGCGACCGCGCCCACGGTGGTTTCAGTGCCATCGCTCACCACGCGCACCATGCCCAGCGTGGGCGAGGCGGGCAGGTTGGCGAAGGTGACGGCAGCGTTGAGATCAAGCCGCCCGAGCATCGAGCGGAGGCTGTTGAAGCGGGCCATAGCGGTAGGGGGTTTGCCGCCAGTCTAGCCCAGATCAGCGCATGAAAAAGGGGGCCGTGGCCCCCTCGCTCCTCGTCGTCGCTGACTCTATCAGGCCACGCCCCCGAAGGGGGTATTGACCACCAGGCGCACCGCAGGGATCAGCCGGGGCTCGG